CCAGTAAACATTCGTGGAGGAGCAGACCAGTGAAGATTAAGCGTGGCTCAACGAGTGTTAGGCGACTGATTTTTATCGCGGATACATCCAGCACGACTGGAGCAGGACTCGCAAACCTTGTTTTTAATTCAAGTAATTTGGTGGCGTATTATTATGCTGGCGACTTAAGCAACGAAGTCCAAATCACATTGGTAACGGCGACACTTGGCACCTTTGCCAGCGGTGGTTTTGTTGCCGTTGATAATACGAATATGCCAGGATGGTACGAAATTGGGATTCCTGACGCAGCAATGGACGGGGGAAACGAGGTCGCAATTCAGTTGCGAGGTGCGACCAACATGGCACCAGTCAACGTGTACATCGAACTTGATGCCGTTGATTATCAAGACGCAACAGCGTTCGGAATATCTCGCATCGACGCTGCGATCACTTCTCGCATGGCGACTTACACGCAGCCAACTGGTTTCCTGGCGGCGACATTTCCGACCACAGTTGCGAGTCCGACCAACATCACCGCAGCGACCGGCATTGTACTCTCCGGCGTGACGCATACCGGAGCGGTGATCCCAACGGTCTCGACCGTAACTAATGGCGTGACGGTGACGACGAACAACGACAAGACTGGATACACGGCCTCTACGGTGACGGACAAGACAGGCTACAGCTTAAGCCAAGCATTCCCGTCGAACTTTGCAAGCCTAGGGATCAACGCCAGCGGACACGTTAGTCGAGTAACGCTGGTCGATACGACAACCACCAACACCGACATGCGAGGCACTGACAGTGCAGCGTTGGCGAGTGCATGGACAGCAACGCGAGCCGGTTACCTTGACGGCGTGCTGCTTGCACAAAACTACAATCAACGCACTGTTCAGGTTACTGGAAGCAATCATATTGCCGCTGATATTCACGAATTGCAAGCTGAAGTCATTACAGCAGCGGACTTTGCCGCAGACGCTATCGATTCGAATGCACTGGCACAAGACGCAGCCGATAAGGTTGCGGAAGCAGTGCAAGACTTGCAAATCTTTACACGCCTCGATTCGATGATTGAAAGCGACGGTGCAGGTCAATTCCGATTCGATACAATCGCTCTTTCGATGGCGGCTGGAGGTGCAGGTGGCACGGATTGGACTGCCAACGAGCGCACGGCGATCAGGTCGATACTGGGATTCGATTCAAGCGGAACGGTATCTCTTCCAACAGTTGGCGTGATGGACGCGATCAAGGATAAGACGGATCTGATCACATCTTCCGGCATCAGTGTTGTAGAGGATCGCGTAAATCTTTCGACGATCACAATGCAGTACAACGAAAGCACAACGGCAACCGTGAACCTAGACGAGAATACTACCTCGGCTACTTTGCAGTTTGTCGTCTCACGTCCTGATGGAACTGACATCCTGACGATCGCCAACGGATCAATCACCAGGACATCGACGAGCTTTACGGTAACGATCACCACTGCTGTGACGGCAACGCTGGGTCAGTATCTGTGGTCGCTTCGAGACATCACAGGTGGAACGAATCGGGTCGTCACCAAGGGTGTGCTGACCGTGCAGAACGCAGCGAGTGTATAGCATGAAGCTATGCAGATGCGGTGAAGTGGTTCAAGACAAATGCCCGAGGTGCTACAAGCCTAGCAAGCGGTTCGAGAACTTCTACACAAACGAACACAGGAAAGCGTCAGAACGCTACAGAGCAGAGCATCCGCTTTGCGAGTGCTGCATGATGCGATTCGGCGTGATGTCTGCAAATCCTTCGCGGGATATGCATCACATCGTGAAGATCGTAGATAATCGCGATATGAAAATGGATTCAAACAACTGGCTCGCGCTTTGCAGGGACTGTCACCAAGAAATCGAAGGCAACACGACCATGGGTTACAATGTGAAGCAATGGAGCCTAGCTAATTACAACGAGGTGATAAATGACAGGACGTAAACCGCTTGCATCGGCAGTGCATGAACAATCTGGTGCCTACGCTAAGAACCCACAGCGAAGGAACAAAAACGAACCTAAGCCATCACCAGGGTGGCCTGACATGCCTGAGATTGTAAAGCTTGATCAAAAGGCAGCAGAGTGCTGGGATCGAGTTTGTAAAAACCTCGACGATATGCGAGTCTTGACTAAGGCAGAACTAGACATCTTGACATGCTACTGCTTGGACTGGTCGCAGTTTTGCTGGTTGTGGGAAACCTGCAAAGAAGGCAACGTCGCATCCTACGACGACAAAGGTAAGGCGATTGTCTCACCGGCAGCAAATCAGATTCACAAGTATGCTGATCGATTGCTGAAGCGTCAGTCTGAACTAGGTTTGACTCCTAGCGCAAGGACAAGATTGCACGCTCCGCAAAAGGAAGAGGAAGACGAATTCCAGCAATGGATGAAGAGGGCGATGAACAGTGATAACTAGTGGTATTTCGGCAAAGATCGATGGATATGTAGCTGGAGTAATTTCTGGCGACATCATCGCATGCAAGCGAGTGACGCAAGCAGCACAGCGTTACCTCGATGATCTTGCGCGCCAGAATACAGACGAGTTCCCGTACTATTTTGATCGCAAGTGGGCTACCCTTGTTTGCGACTTTTTTCCCTGTGTGCTAAAGCACTCCATCGGAGAATTTGCCGGTCGGCCGTTTGAACTTGAGCCATGGCAAGCGTTTTGCATTTGGAACATATTCGGTTGGAAGCGAGCATCGGACAACTCTCGCCGGTTCCGGAAGATTTATTGGTCTATGGGACGAAAGAACGGAAAGTCTAGCGTTGCTGCCGGATTGTGCCTATTTCTTGCATCTGGCGACATTGATCCAGCGACCGGAAAGCCAGAGGCCGTCGGTCAAGTTTTGCTTGCTGCCACCAAGAAAGAACAAGCGGCAGTCGTCTACGGCGAAGCAGAGCGAATGAGATCGCAGTCTACGGCACTCAAGTCGATGTCTGACGTGAAGCATGAGACGATCACGTTTAAGCACAGCGGGACGTATATCCGCAAGGTTTCGTCGGATAGGCCTTTGGACGGCATGAGCCCGTCGACCGTAGTCATGGATGAAATTCACGCGTGGGGTCATCATCACCGCAAGTTTTATGACACGATGGTCACTGGTTCTGCTGCACGAACTCAGCCATTGCAAATTATCGTTACCACTGCTGGTGCAGATGACTCCTATCTCTGGCTCGAGAACTACGACTACGCTTGCCAAGTATTGGACAGGAACTACAAAGACGAATCGCTGTTTGCGATCTGTTACGAACTTGATGTCGAAGACGATCCATCCAAGGAAAAGCTTTGGTACAAAGCAAATCCCAACATTGGCGTATCATGCTCGATGGATTACTTGCGCCAGCGATGGAACGAGGACAAACATACTGCTATCGGACGAAACCGATTCATGCGATACCATGGCAATCGCGTTGTGTCGTCGACGGAAAAAGCATTCGACTTGGCAGACTTCGACAAATGCCACGGCGAACTTTCGGACTGGTCGAAAGCAGACGCTGTTGGAGCTGGATGCGACTTAGGATCTAGAGACGACTTGGCAGCATACGGACTGTGCGCACGGTTCCCAATTGGCGAACAGGACGACGGAACACCAATCTATCGATATGAATTGAAGGTGCGATGTTTTATTGCCGAAGATTGCAGGCGCGATCTTTCCAGGAATCCGTTTGCACAATGGATATACCAAGGCAAGCTTGAAGTACACAAGTATCCGATTGCCGAGTTGCAAAACCAGTTGATATTAGATTGTCAAGAACTTGGCATCCGTCGCGTGGCATACGATCCTTACAATGGGCAGCAATTGTGCGAAAACCTTGAGCAAGAGGGAATCGAGGCAGCTCGAATGGCTCAGAACTCAACAAGCTTTAACGAGCCAATCCGCGATTTCATTCAAGCAATGAAAGACGGTCGACTTCGATTTGATGATAAGGAACTGCTACGTTGGGCAGCATCTAACGCAATTATTGTCAGAGACAATGCAGATCGCTGGATGTTTGATAAAAAAACATCGTCTGAACAGAAAAACAATGCTAAAATCGACCCGGTTGTAGCATCCGTTATGGCGTTCAGGATTTGTAGCAGAGAACAACACCGCGCAACTGGCTCGCTCTTAATAACGTAGGGAGATGAAATGAAGAGTATTTTTTACCAGTTGGCGAAATGGATGGGATTGTCCGAAGATGATGATTTCGCACAAAAGAAATATATTGGCATTGCTGATGCTCTTTCTTTGCCTCCTGTTTGGTACGCTCATAACCGAATTGTTGGTGATGTGGGTTTGTTGCCGTTAGACATCAAGAAGGCATCTGGAGAAGGCGCAGAAAACGACTACCGGCATCCTAGCTACAAGTTGTTCCGAGAAGCACCGAACAGCATGCAGTCGCCTTCGTTGTTTAAGGAGCAAGTGGCAAGCCATGCAATCATGTTTGGCAACGGTCGCGCAGCGATTGTTCGTGATCAGTCTGGAACTCCAGTTGAACTGATTCCGATTATGCCAGACAGGACCGTGACAGTAATTGTCGATGGTATCAAATACCATGTCACAAAGCCGGACATGGATTCCTACGAGAATCTAATGTACGACTTTTCAGTTAACACTGACAAGTATGTAATTCTTGAAGACAAGGATGTTTTGCACATCACCGGATTTAGCCACAACGGCGTGACTGGCATGGGCTTGCTAAACATCGGCCAGGATTTATTCAGCATTGGAAAGAGATCGCAAACCTACGTTGATACGCAACTAGGCAAGGGATTTCGAGGCAAGTTGTTTATCGAAGCACCTGCCGGGATGTTTCGCGAAGAGGCGAAGGCCAGGGAGTTCCTGCAACACTTCAACGAGACCGAAGCCGGTGCAGACAATGCCGGCAAGGCGGCGATGCTGCGAGAAGGAATGAAGGTCAACGCAGTAAGCGTGACGAACCAGGATTCGCAGTTTATCGAATTGCAAAAGTTTACTCGCCAAGATGTTGGGATGCTGTTTGGAATCGAAGCCATGCCCGGCGATCCAGATGGATCAAGCTACAACGGACATGAGCAGAAAAACCTAGCATACTTGGTTGCGTTAGATCGATGGTTGGTT